TCTGGAACTACTGCAACGAAACTCAACGGCAGGCCGTCAAGCGTGGAAGGAAGTGGCTTTCAGGGTTCGATCTGACCAAGCTAACTGCAGGCAGTTACAAGGAACTCGACCTGCATTCTCACACGATCGCTCAGGTTTGCCTGAAATACGACGTCAGCCGCAAGACGCACAAGAAACCGTGGCTCAAGTGGCGCGGCAAGAAGTCACTCGGATGGGTGCCATTCAGCAAAGGGAACGTGGTATACCGTAACGGGTCCTTTTGGTTTCGCGGTCGGGAGTACAAAGCATGGATATCGCGCGAGATGCAGGAAGGCCAGACGTTCAAGGCCGGTTCGTTCAATCAGGATGCCTTGGGCCGCTGGTACATCAACCTTCCGGTCGAAGTCGATAACCTTGATCCTGCGCCGGGCTGCGCAATTGGCATTGATCTCGGGCTGAAGGACCTTGCTACGCTATCAACCGGCGAGAAACTCGAAAACCCGCGCTGGTACCGCGCCCTGGAGCCTAAGTTGGCCGTAGCGCAGCGCGCTGGCAAAAAGAAGCAGGTCAAGCGCATTCATGCTAAGGCCGCGAATCAGCGGAAAGATTTTTTGCACAAGGCGAGCGCTGCTATCGCCAAGGCTCACGATGTTATTGTTGTGGGCGACGTATCGAGCAGTAAACTCGCGCAAACCAGTATGGCGAAGTCGATTCATGACGCCGGCTGGTACAGCTTCAAGACGCAACTGGCATACAAGGCCCTTAGGCATGGTGGCAGATACGTCGAAGTCAGCGAGCGCAACACTACCCGTACTTGTTCTTCGTGCGGCTCCGTGTCGGGGCCGTCCGGGGTAAATGAGCTACGAATAAGAGAATGGGCGTGCGTGGATTGTGGTGCGATCCACGATAGGGACCGCAACGCGGCCACGAACATTCTCCGTCTCGGGCTGGAGACGCTTGAGGAAGGAGCCTACCATGGCTGAGGATCGGGGGACCCCGGTTTTAGCCCTGGGGGGGAGCAGCCGATTAAAGCATATGCTCGATGAGTATGCCCTCGTAATGAACCCTCATTGCGTTGTGCGGTTGTCCGACCTGTCCACGCTGCAGCTTCCGGAGTTCAGGAAGCTGTATGCCGGAATCCGCGTGCCAGTCGAAACTACGAACGCCGCCGGCCTACGCACTACGCGGCTGCTCCCAGCCGTGAGGAGTTGGATGCGGAGCCCATGGCGGCTCACCGCGTCCAGGATCACCTTCGCCCCATCCCGCCCGCGGTTCTTTACCGCCGAGGATGGGGAAGTTGTGCTCAACCGCTGGAGCCCGCAGGTCTGAGCGATGGCGTAACGAAACGTTACGTCATCTTTTTCTTGACAACCCCACCGCCCCTGCTATAATATCATCGTGATCGAGATAGCCTACACCCCCCGAGCCCAGTTCATCCCGTACCACGATCGCACGAAGCGCTGGTCATGCATCGTCGCTCATCGTCGTGCTGGGAAAACCGTCTCTGTGGTGAACGACATGATCGTCCGCGCGCTGTACACTCGTAAGCACAACGCGCGGTATGCGTACATAGCCCCCTACTATGGCCAAGCCAAGATCATCGCATGGGATTATCTCAAGAGAGGCACGGAGGGCCTGAGCGCCAAGGTCATGGAATCGGAGTTGAGTGTCCAGCTGCTCAACGGCAGCACCATCCGGCTGTTTGGCGGCGACAACATCGACGCGCTGCGTGGCATCTACCTGGATGGCGCAGTGCTGGACGAGTTCGCGGACATGAACCCGTCGATCTGGGGCAGCGTCATCCGCCCCCTGCTTGCGGATCGGAAGGGTTGGGCCACGTTCATCGGCACTCCGAAAGGGCACAACGCCTTCTACGACATTCGCGAACACGCGCGCGTGGCGGATGACTGGTTCTACCTGGAACTGAAGGCCAGCGGCACTGGGCTGATCCCCCCCGCTGAGTTGGACGACGCGCGTAGAACCATGACCGACGACCAGTACGCCCAGGAGTTCGAGTGCGACTTCGAGGCGGCCATCCAGGGAGCATATTACGGCTCCGACCTGCGTGCGATGGAGGCGGAGGGGCGCATTGCGGACGTCGCCTTCGAGCCCGAGTACATGGTGTCCACCTTCTGGGACATTGGGCGCAACGACAACACGGTGATCTGGTTCGCCCAGGAGATCGCGGGGGAAGTGCGGGTCATCGACCTGTACGCCGCCCACGGTGAGGACGTGGCCCACTACGCTAAGCTGGTGAAGTCCAAGCCCTACGTGTATGAGGCCCACTGGCTCCCCCACGATGCCCGCGCCAAGACGCTGGCTACGAGCCGCAGCGTCGTGGAGCAGCTGGCGTACGACCATGGTCTGAAGTGCCGGGTCGTGCCCCGCCTGGACCTGTTGGACGGCATCCAGGCGGTGCGCAAGATGCTCAAGCGCACCGTGATAGACCGCACGCGATGCTATCCGGGTATCGAGGCCCTGAAGGTGTATCAGCAACAGTATGATAGCGACATGAAGGTGTATCGCGACCGTCCGTTGCACAACTGGGCTTCCGACTACGCCGACGCGCTCAGGCAGATGGCGCTGGCCATCACCCCTGCGGTCTCAGCGCCGGAGCACGTAGCGCGGCGTCCCGCCCCGGCCTCGGCCTCGTTCACCCTGGACGGGCTGTTCAAGGACTACGATCTCGAGGACGCACCGTCCGTTGGGAGGATATCATGATCGACATTCTGGTCCGGCTTCGTCGCCGTCCGCGCCCCCGCCCCCATCCCCACTGCCGCTGGTCGTCGTGATGGATACTGCCGCCTACACTAGCTATGTGTCAGCCACCGGAACGCCGCAGGGCAAGCAGGCGTTCTGGATGGCGAACATCGAGCTCGCGAGGAAGGAACTGACCAAGTTCCACGCGCGTGGTAACAAGATCGTTGCGAAGTATCTCGACGAGCGTGGTTTCGGCGACATTGCCTACAGCGACATGGCGCGGCGCTTCAACCTGTTCCACTCCAACGTCAATATCCTCAAGGCGGCGTTGTACTCCCGCCTCCCCGAGCCCGAAGTCCTCAGGCGCTTCAAGGACGGCGAGGACGACGTAGCGCGGGTTGCCGCTAAAATCCTGGAGCGTAACCTGGAGTACGAGCTCCATATGGACCGGGACTGCGACGAAGTGATCAAGGCGATCGTGATGGATCGCCTGCTTCCTGGACTGGGGGTCGCATGGTGCAGATACGAAGCCGACATAACCCCCGCCGACGTCGCCGCTCCTACCGCCCCCGACACCGCCCCCGACACCGTCCCCGACACCGATGCTGCCAGCATAGTGGAGACTGTCACCGGCGAGGCGACCCCGCTGGAGTACGTCTATTGGGAGGACGTGCTCTGGTCCCCCGCGAGGACGTGGCGCGAAGTCTGGTGGATCGCACGCCGGGTGTACATGACCCGCGACGATGGCACCAAGCGCTTCGGGGATCGGTTCAAGACCGTGCCGCTCGTGAAGACGGCAGGTGCGACGGAGCCCGCGGGGGCTGAGATCGTCGGGCCAAGGAACGAGGGCCTGAAGCGCGGAGTGGTCTATGAGATTTGGGACCGCCGGTCGAAGAAGGTGATCTGGATCGCCCAGGGGCAGAGCGAACCCCTGGACGAGAAGGACGACCTGTTTGGCCTGCCGGGGTTCTTCCCGACCCCCAAGCCCCTGATGAGCGCGACCACGTCGAGCAACCTGATTCCGTATGCGGATTACATGCTCTGCCAGGACCAGTACGAGGAACTGAATCATATCAACTCTCGAATCTCGTTCCTGGTCCAGGCGTGCAAGGCTGTCGGTGTCTACGACAAGTCAGCCGAAGGCACTCAGCGGATGTTGCAACAGGGCGTCGAGAACCAGCTCATCCCGGTGGACCAGTGGGCTGCGTTCGCGGAGAAGGGCGGATTGCGCGGCGTGGTCGATTGGCTCCCGGTCGAGCATATCATCAATGTCATATCCCAACTGAACGTGGCCCGCGAATCCGTCAAGCAGCAGATTTACGAACTCACCGGCCTCAGCGACATTATCCGTGGTGCCAGCGTCGCCAGCGAGACGGCCGCGGCGCAGAAGATCAAGGCGCAGTACGCGTCCGTCCGCCTCACTACTCAACAGGAGGAAGTCGCGCGGTTCCTCACGGACCTGTTCGATATCAAGGCGACGCTGATGTGCAGGTTCTACCAGCCCGACAAGCTGTTGCGACAGGCCGGCGCCCTGCCCCCCGAGGACGTGCAGTACGTCCCTGCGGCCCTGGAGTTGCTGAAGACCGAGTACAGCAACAAGTTCCGCATCCTGATCTCCGTGGACACCTTCACCGACGTGGAGTGGCAGAAGGAATCGGAGGAGCGGATGCTGTTCCTCCAGAACGCCTCACAATTCATCGAGAAGGCGTCCGCCGCGGTCCAGGGTGCGCCGGAGATCGCCCCTATGATGTTTGGGCTCCTCAAGTTCGCCGTGGCAGGGTTCCGCGTCAGTCGTGACGTGGAGGGCATCATCGACGCGGGGATGGCCTCCATGATGCAGGCCATCCAGCAGAAGCAGCAGGAGCCCCCGCCCCCCGACCCGGAGATGTTGAAGCTTCAGGCCGCCCAGGCGAAGGCGCAGATGGAGTTGCAGCTTGAGCAGCAACGGATGGTTGCGGAGATGGAACTTGAGCGCCAGAAGATGGCCGCCGAGACGGAATTGGAGCGGCAGAAGGCTGCCGCGGAGATTCAGCTTGAGCGTCAGAAGATGATCGCGGAGATGGAGATGGAACGCGAACGCATGCTGCACGGTCTTACGCTGGAGCGCCAGAAGCTTGAACTCGATGCCCAAGTCCGACGTGAGGAGGCGGCTCTGGACGTGCTGGCCGAGCAGTCGAAGGTCGAGTTGGCTGAGCAGGTCATCGCCCACGAGGCCGCGGAGCAAGCCCTTACGTAGGACTTGCGTCGTGCTGAAAACCGTGCTACGGTGAGGAGATTATGAGCGGCATACCGACTGGATGGACCGTCGAAGAATATACGGAAGTGCTCCCGCGCCCCGGTGGCCTCCCATTTTCGTACAATTTCGTTCGCCAGTCCTGGAGAGTGAAGGACGAGGCCGGCAATCTGGTGTATGCCGGGGCCTACGAACAAAATGCACGGCAACAATCGCAGGCGCTTCATGAATCATCGTAAGTGGGTCCAGATCGCCGGCCAGCTGATCGAAGTTGATCCGACGACCTACCAGCCAACCATGCCTAACACGGACGCAGTGCTGTGGGGCGACCGTCATTACGATGGGATGCGCGCCCTTGATGGCACTGACATATCCAGTCGCACTAAGCACCGGGAATACATGAAAGCGAATAACCTTGCCATGATGGACGATTACAAGAACACCTGGGCCACGTCCGAGAAGCGGCGGACTGAGTACAGGTCTGGCCAGCACGGCGCCTGCCGGCGGCAGGACATTGAACGGGCTATCTACACTCTCACCAAGGACTGACTATGGCATCGCTCCGTGAAGCACTCTCCTCAGCCCTCGATGCGGCGGCCACGCCCCCCGTTGGGGATGACACTCCCCCCGTTGGGGCTGATGCCGCCCCCGCTGAGCCCGCTCCCGCCGACGCCCCCGCTGAGCCCGCCCCCGCCGACGCCCCCGCCGACGCCCCCGCTGAGCCCAACGCCAGCGCCGCCCCCGCCGACACCGCCGCCAAGCCCGACAAGTACGCCAACCCTCCTGGCAGTTGGAAACCCGCAGCACGTGAGAAGTGGGCCACGGTGGACCCGGAGATTCGTGCGGAAGTCTATCGTCGCGATGCGGAGATCAGCCGGGGCATTGGGCAATATCAGGCGGATGCCAAGGTCGGCCGTGAATTCCAGGACGCCGTGCGCCCTTACGAGCACACGATGCGCGCCGCTGGCGTGTCCCCCACGCAAGCCGTGCAAAGCTTGCTCCAGGCGGATCATTCGTTGCGCTTCGGTACTCCGGTCGAGAAGGCGCAGCGGGTGTATGAGATCATGGCGTTCTACGGTGTCTCTGCGGAACACCTTGCGGCCGCGATCGATGGTACTGCACGCCAGCCGGAAGTCCCCCCGGAACTGGCCCAACTCCATGCTCGCCTTGCTCAACTTGAGCAAGGACGCCAATTCGAGCAGGACCGCGCGGTTGATACGCTACGCGGAGAAGTAGGCAGGTTCGCCAACGACCCTGCCAATGAGTTCTACCAGGACGTCCGCGATCAAATGGCGACGTTGCTGGAAAAAGGTGTGGCTCGCGACCTGAAGGATGCCTACGACCAAGCGGTATGGGCCAATCCGGAAACGCGCAAGGTTCTTCTTCAGCGGCAGGCCGCAGGGCAGGCCCATCAAGCATCCCAGAGCGCGCAACGTGCCCGCGCGGCCAGTTCGTCCATTCGGAGTTCAGGGGAACCCGTAATGACGACCGTGGACCCAGGCAACCTGCGAGCAGTTCTGGAAGCGGCGTGGGACTCGACTGGCGGACGGCTGTAACACCCACTTTTTAGGAGCCCAAAATGGCCTTCGCAAATCTTAGCGATATCGTGGCAACCACGATCCAGTCGCGTACCCGCCAGATCGCGGACAACGTCACCAAGAACAACGCGCTGCTCTCCAGGTTGAACCAGCGCGGCAACGTCAAAACCTTCAGCGGCGGCAACGTCATCCTCCAGGAGCTCAGCTTCGCTGAGAACGCCAACGGCGGATGGTATTCCGGCTACGACCTGTTGCCCGTAGCGGCGCAGGACGTGATCAGTGCGGCCGAGTTCCAAATCAAGCAGTTGGCCGTGCCGGTTGTAATGTCCGGCCTGGAGCAGATTCAGAACGCGGGTCGCGAGCAGATGATCGACCTGATGGAAGCCCGCATCAACGTTGCTGAATCCACCACGGCGAACCTGTTGTCCGCTGGCCTCTACAGCGACGGCACCGGCTCCGGTGGCAAGGAGATTACCGGCCTCAACGCCGCTGTGCCGATCAACCCGGCGACCGGCTCGTACGGCGGTATTGACCGAGCCACGTGGACCTTCTGGCAGTCGAAATCCACTACCGCCGGCCTGGATGCCTCGACCATCCAGGGTGCGATGAACACCATGTGGGCTTCGCTCGTCCGGGGGCAGGACCGCCCAGACCTTATCATGATGGACAACGCCATGTGGAGCATCTACATGGAATCGCTCCAAGCCCTACAGCGATTCACGTCGCCGGAATCCGGAAACCTTGGGTTCCCGTCCATCAAGTTTATGGATGCTGACGTGGTTCTGGACGGCGGTATTGGGGGCTACGCGACGTCGAAAACCGCGTACTTCCTGAATACCAAGTTCCTGTTCCTGCGCCCCCACAGCGCGCGGAACATGGTACCGTTGTCCCCCAACCGCAGGTACGCCATCAACCAGGATGCCGAAGTGCAAATCCTGGCGTGGGCCGGCAACCTGACCTGCTCCGGGGCGCAGTTCCAGGGCCGGTTGATCGACAACACGTAACGCTCCTCTGGTGAGGACCCCCCGGTGGCCCCGGCCACCGGGGCTTTTTGAAAGGAGGGCATCATGCCCGCAGGATTACCAGGAAGCACCGCATCACAGAACGCGGCGAACCCATCGGCCGGCAGAGCCGTTATCTTCGATGCGCTCTCGGGGCCGAAGGGCTCCCCCTTCGACAAGGACGCATCGGGCAACGCCTCGACCGGAGCGCTAAGCACCGGCATCGGGTTCGGTTCGCCCCCGATCATCTACCCCACGTCCCTGTTTGCCAGTAGCAGCGCGGCTGGCAACTTCACGGACGACTACTCTCCTGGCATTTCGGCCCCCGACCTGGACGTCACCAATTCCACCATCATGTACATCGGTGGCGGACGTTGCAACGCCGCGGCCAACGATGGCATTGCAGCGGCCAACCCCTACACCGCCGGCGCTGGAATCTGCATGGCGGGTAACGGCGGGTCGCGCGACGGTGGCGCTTCGTCGCCCTTCACCGGCTTCCAGATCAAGACGGTCACGGCCACCGGCACGGTGGCGAACGGTGCGGTAGTGGAGACGGGGCTGGTCAACCGCAGCGGCGTGACCATCACGGCTGGCCAGTCCGTGTTTGGTTCTTCGACCACTGCACTGCCTGCTCCGGTCTGAGCATATGCTGAACGCTAGCGTGATGATGTTCGACGGGTCGGGGCGGATCAGGAACACTACCGCTCCGCCCGCCAACTTCAACGGCGGGACCCCCACCGTCCAGCGGTTGCTGTCGGGAGACGTGGTTGCTCCGACCGCTGTGCTGGCGGGGCTGGCCTACGGTCCTGGTGGGCAACTCTGCACTACCGCAGCGCTCCCCGCCGCGTGGCAGGGGAGCATCCCCACCAGCGCTACCGGGCAGGTCTGTGTCACGACCGCCGGCACGGTGACCCACTGGGGCAATGGCCTCCCCCGCGTGGCGGATGGGCGGCTTGCGCTCGCCCCCGCCGAAACGCCGGTCGTGACCAACGGCTTCGACAATGGCTTCGATCAAGGATATGGGTGATGACCGTTCGCAGCATTGATGAACTTCTGGCGGAGGCCGCAGCCAATCTGCCCGACAACAATACCGGGCTGATCTCGCCGGCCGACGTGCGCAATCTGATCGTCGACTTCCTCGACACGGTGGCCCCCTTCTACGGGGCCATCCTGATGAACGCCCAGACGATCGCGCTGTCCTCGACCCCTACGCCGCTGCTACCGTTCTCCACGATTGTGGAGGCGAACGCCCCCGCGTTCGTGGTTTCACTCGCCCAGGGCAGCGTGACCCGGCAGGTCGCCTCAGCGGGTGTCGCCGGTGCCACCACGCTCCTAACTATCAGCGGTGCGGTCAGCGGCCCCAACAACGCGAACGTCACCGTCGCGCTGTACGCGAACGGTGTTGTAACGCCGTTCCGCTCCAGCGTCACGTGCTCCGGTACGGGGGACAACGTGGGCTTCTCGCTGACTGGGATCAACTACAGCTCCCCCGGCGACGCCGAATATACTGTCTACGCAGCGGCGACGAACGCATCGAATTACGACTTCTCCAATGTCGTTCTCGTTGCGCAGTCGCACCCCGTCAAGTCGTTCTAACCCATCCACAGGAGCACCAAACATGAGCAACATCGAGGCACTGCAAAACTCCACTCCCACCGACTGGTCGGTGCATGACCAACAGCTGGCCAACAGCAGCGATTGGAACGTCAATCGCTACGCGATGGATAACAAACTTCACGTCCAGTTCTACATGAAGCCCGCGATTGATCAGGTGGCCAGTGCAGCGGCGAACCGCCCGATCTACAAGGATACGGAGTTCGTGCGCATCATGCTCCCAGGGGACAAGCAGAACATTATCGACCGGCAGGTCGGTGTCGTGGAGGACGAGCGCCGCCGGTTCGCCCAGCACTACGCGAAGTTCAAGACCGGCCAAGCGGAGCAGATCGTAGGCACGCCACTTACGCTGGTCCCGTTCCTGACGCCAGCGCAGGCGGAGGAGTACAAGTTCTTCAACATCCGCACCGTGGAGCAACTCGCTGCGGCCCCGGATTCCATCGGCGGTAAGTTCATGGGGTTCAACCAGCATAAGCAGAAGGCACAGGCGTTTCTCGATGCCTCCACCGGAGCGGAAGCGGTCAAGGAGTTGCGCGACAAGACGGAGGCGCAGGCGCGCATGATCGAGCAGATGACCAAGCAACTCCAGGAGTTGTCCCGGTCCGCAGCACCCCCGCCATCGCCCCCTGCCCGAGGCCGGTAAGCGCTCATGCCTACGCCCCTTGCATCCAACCTGTCACCCCCCGCCAACTTGGCGGGGGTTATTAACGGGATTGCGGCCCGCATAAGCGCTCCGCAGTCCTCGGACCCGGCTGGCAGCACCGATCCTCTCTATACGCAGATGGTGGCGCACGTCAATGACGCCGCGCTGGAGATCGGGGGGTTGTGCCAATGGCCGCAGATGATGATGGAGGGGTCGATCCCCATCTATGCGGATTCGGTGGACCAGAAGGAAAAGTCGTTCGACCTGCCCCCCGACTTCCTGCAGTTCATCGACCAGACGCAGTGGAACTCGTCCACTCAACTCCCCGCGCTAGGCCCTGTCAGTCCGCAGTCGTGGACGATGTACCTTGTCCGCAACTGGGTGCCCCAACTCACCTTCTTCTGGCAACTCCGTGGGGGTAAGCTGTGGGTGCTGAACCCGCCCTACATGACCGACACGGCCCAGGCACCGAAGTTTATATTCATGTACCGGTCCAACGGCCTGTGGATCGATGCCGACGACCAGACGCTAAAGCTCGCAGCCACCAAGAACGGCGACACGTTCGTGCTCGACGGTCTGGCCCTGACGCTGCTAGGGCGCACGAAGGTGTTGTCGGCCAAGGGGTTTGACGCCGGTGCGGCGGAGCGCGACTACCAGCGGCGCATCGAGATGGTGCTAGACCAGTCCGTCGCGGCCCCGGTGCTGTCCCTGGTCCGCAACGCCAGCATCCCGTATCTCGACGTCAGCAACCTGCCCGATACGGGCTACGGGCGTGGAGCGATGTAATGCCGTTCGCCCCTCTTGACATTCGCCGCATCCCGAAGCGGACCTTCACCACGCAGGCGCATCAAGCGTTCAACCTTCCGGCCCCGGTCGGAGGGCTGAATTACCTGGACCCCATCACGCAGCAAAGCCCCCGCGATGCCATCCGGCTGACCAACATGGTGCCACGTCCGTACGGCGTAGAACTGCGGAAGGGCTGGCGGGTCTGGCAGAACCAGTTGAGCGGCAGCGCCGCCGTGGTGTCGCTGATGCCCTACAACCCGGCGCGTGGTGCTTCGGGGCAGTACTTGGGCAAGCTGTTCGCAGCGTTGGACAACGGCGAAGTCTGGGATGTTACTACCCAAGGCGCTCCGACCCTGGCCACTACGGTGCCCAACCAGTTGGAGCCCGGCGAGTTCAGTTATATCAACTTCGCCACTCCGGCGGGGAACTACCTGTGTGCCGTCTCCGCCGGCGGAGGATATTGGACCTATGACAGCATCAACGGATGGGTAGAAGTCCTGACCGGTACGGGGCCGGGGAAGATCGAGTTCCCATCCGGGGACACTACCACTACGGCGGAATTCGACTTTATCATGTCGTGGAAGAACCGCCTGTGGTTCGTCAAAAACTTCACGACGAAAGCATACTACCTGCCCGTCAATCAAATCACCGGAACGGTGAGTGAATTCGACTTCGGCCCCCTGTTCGTCAGCGGCGGCGACCTGAAGATGATGGCCTCGTGGACCGTGGATGGCGGCGACGGCATCGACGATCGCCTCGTGATCTCCGGTTCGGAGGGCGACCTGCTCGTGTACCAGGGGACCGACCCCGACAGCGCGGACAAGTTTAGCCTCGCTGGCCGGTGGTTCGTCGGTCCGGTGCCCCCCGGTCGCAGGTACATGACCGAGTACGGCGGCGACCTGCAGATCGTCAGCGCCAAGGGGCTGACGTCAATGTCCGAGCTCCTCCAGTTCGCCGGGTCGTTCAAGCAGTATGTCATGTCGGCCAAGAAGGTTAATCAGGTCATTTCCGCCAACGTGGAACTCACGTCCGAAGCGCACTTCTGGGAGATCAAGTACTGGCTGAGGGAGCAACTCATCATCATCAATCAACCAAACTCCCTGACTATCACCGATCAGCAGTTCGTGATGGACGTCAATTCCACCGGTTGGGCGGAGTTCCAGGGAATTCCGATGAATTGCTGCGAGTTGTTCGAAGGCTTCCTGTTCTTCGGCACTACGGACGGACGGGTTGGTCGTGCTGGCGACGGCCTGTCCGACGGAGTTGCCATCGACGGCACGGGGGGCGCAACCCTGGAGGGCGAACTCCAGACCGCGTGGAACGCGGCCGGGGATTCCGCCCGCGTAAAGCGGTTCATCCAGGTGCAGCCCGCGTTCATCGCGTCTGAGGCCCCTTCGGTGAAGCTTCAGATCAACGTGGACTGGCGCTTCGACCCTGTGTCCGGCTCCCCCGGATTCGTGCCGGAGGACATTGCACGTTGGGACTTGGCGAAGTGGGACATTGCGAAGTGGTACGGTGCGCAGAACTCGTACATCGCCTGGACGGGGTGTCAGGGCATCGGCCGGTTCGCCAGCTTGCGCTTGGCCGTGCGTGGCGCCCCCGGTACCATCTTCACCAACTGGTTGCTGGTCGCTGAATCGGGGGGCATCCTGTGATTACGGTCGGCCCCCAGGATATCCTGATAACGTGGTTGTGCAACCGCATCGGGTACGTCCCCACTCCGCGCATGCAATGCATCGGTAGACTCAAGAACGGCCGACTGGTGGCGGTGGCGGGGTATGACGACTTCACCGACACGTCATGTCAGGTCCACGTTGCGGGTACTGACGGATGGTTGGACCGTGAGATGCTCCGTGCGATGTTTCACTACCCGTTCGAGATTCTGAACCTTCGCGTGGTCATCGGTCTTGTGCCGGAGGGCAACGCCGCAGCACTGCGGCTGAACCGGCACCTTGGATTCGACGTTGATGCTATCATTAAGGATGCCCATCCAGACGGCGCCCTTGTGATAATGTCCATGCGTAAGGAAAACTGCCGTTGGCTGAAGGAGGCCAAGCGCCATGGGAAAAAAGAGCAAACCTGCCAAACCGAAGGCTCCTGATTACACGGCCCTCGCGAATCAGCAATCGCAACTGTCGCAACAACTCGCGCTGCAACAGACGCGTGCCAACCGTCCTACGCAGATAACCCCGTGGGGCACGGTATCCTGGACGGAGGACCCGTCAGGAGACTGGACCCAACGCATCGAGCTAAGCCCGCAGCAACAAGCCGCGCTCAACGCCCAGATGGCCACTCAGGAGGGGTTGAGCAACCTTGCGCAGAGCCTAATCGGCCGCGTTGGGGAGACCTTCGGCACTCCGATGGACTACAGCCAGCTACCCGCAGCAGGCGTGGTCCCCACCGCGGGGGAGCTCCCCCAGGCGGATGCGGCCGAGCGCCAGCGCATCGAGAACGCTCTGTTCGAACGCATGCGGCCGGAGCACGCACGCTCCCAGGCGGCGCTTGAGGGGCAACTCCAGAACATGGGCCTAACGCGTGGTTCTGAGGCGTGGAACCGGGAGATGGAGCGCATTGGGCGGCAGCAGGCCGGCGAGCGCTTCAACGCGATGGCCATGGGGGGCGAGGAGATGCAGCGCTTGTTCAACATGGGACTGGCGCGGCAGGGGCAGCAATGGACCCAGGGCCTACAGGGGGCGGAGTTGGCCAACGCGCTACGCTCCCAGGGCCTACAGGAGATGCTGATGCGGCGCAGCCAGCCGCTCAACGAGCTCAGCGCCCTGATGAGCGGCCAGCAGATCGCCGCCCCCGTCGCGCCGGGGTTCACCGGTGCGACGACCGGGCAGAGCCCCAACCTGCTCAACGCGGCCGCTCAGCGGTATCAGGCCGGTCTGGATGCGTACAACGCGGCCGCTGCGCAGCGCTCCGCCTTCGGTGGGGGCATTGGGTCGCTCATCGGCGGGATCGGCGGGGCTGTCTTCGGCGGTCCGTCAGGGGCCATGATCGGCTCTAACATCGGCGGAGGACTCGGAAGGGGGTTATTCTGATGGCATTCTTCCCCAGCATTGAGGGCCTCCCGCTCGGGGAGCAGGCAGCGGAGTTGCAGCGCCAGCGTGCGTTGGCCGATGCCCTGTTGCAACGCGGCGCGTTCTCCCGAGCGCCATCGGAGGGCACGATGGTCGGAGGCCGATGGATCGCCCCCGGCATGGACGAGGCCATCCAGAGCGCCTTCAGCGCCTACGCTGGCATGCGGATGGGCAAGGACGTGGAGGCGCAGGCCGCCGACCTGCGCCGTCGCCAGCGGGAGGCCGTGCAGGAGTGGACCCGCGCGCTCCCCGGCCAGGGGGAGGAGGGGGGTGCAGCACGCACCATGTCCCCTGGCGAGTTGATGGCGCACTACATCCGTGGCACGGAGCTCGGAGGCCCGGTGGCCGACGCCAGTAAGGCTGCCCTAGCCAAGCTGGTGGAGCAACAGGGGCGCATGCCCAGGTGGGCAGTGACGAGCCGGTACAACCCCGACACCGGCAAGCTTGAGAAGGTCATGGTGGACCTGTCCGCCGGGCCGGACAGTCCTGTCGTGCCCTTCGGTGGGCAGAAGGCGGACGCCCCTGCCACCGGCATCGCCAAGCGCTACGCGGACTTGCTTAACCTTGGATACACCCCGGACGGCGCGCGTAAGATCGTCTCGGGCATGATCAAGGCTGTCCGAGACGCCAACGGGCAGATGACCTACATTGACCTGGAGACCGGCCAGCCGGCCGACCCGCTGGCCGTCCAGCGTATCTTGGGCGACGGCGGTGCTCCCATGGGGGGCGCTCCCATGGGCGTTGGCCCCATGGGCGCTCCCGCTCCCGCTCCCGCTCCCGCTCCCGCTCCCGCTCCCGCTCCCGCTCCCGCTCCCGCTCCCGCTCCCGCTCCCGCTCCC